GTTCCTTTTTCATACCACTCAAGGCTGGGCCGGTGACTTTCTTTGGTGGTTTATACTGTTCAATAATTTCACCAAAAATTTCTTGTTTGGTATTTTCATACAGTGGGTCGAGTAAATCACATACAGGGTTCAGAAACTTATTCACAAAATAATAGTGGTAATCGATGGGTATACCATGCTCTTCTACATATTTAGGATCTTCAGATTTCTCGAATGCTTTCGCTTTAGGGTTATCTGTTTTTGTGAGCAAATATGGTACGCGATCGCCAGATTGTGGCTCTGATCCAGGCTTTCTTTGTCTCATCTTGTTTACGACTTGAACGTGTGCCTGATTGATATTAATACTCTCCGGACTGTTAATAGAAACACTCTTTCCACCGACTTTGTAACTATCGGATAGAGACTGACTCAAAACAAGTTGTTCGTTTGAAATTTGACCACTTAGAAGCTCATTCGCGCGTTTTATCGCGAGGTCTCTCGGTGGTCCGGGGTCTCCGGATGTTAATACTACATCTAATAGTTCCTTACACACTTCTCTCATATGCGGTGTGTTATCGCGACGGACGAGTTGTAGACCCTTAACGTCCACATAGTCCATATGCATTTGGTCATCTTTACCCTTTGTCCACAACTTAGCAGCGTAGCGCTTCTTTGAGTACAAAAAATACGGCCAATAGACCTTCTCAAGCTCTAGGTTATTTGGCTTCTTGAAGAGGGCTGAACATTCTTCAGCGGCTCGTTCACCAATTTCCCAACTGTACTCGATTGCTTCTATACCTTTACGATCACCCACATCAAACTCAACCATAACCGAATCCGTGTCACCATATCTTACCTTCGCACCGGGGAAGTTCGCCTCTACATAAGTTTTAGTCTCTTCAATCATACCGCGACCTCTACACGTTGTAGTGGACGCAATAGGTACACATGGAAGGATTCCCTTACCAGCTCCAGTGAATCCGTACACAGAGTTCATCGAAACTTTGTAGGCCAGCTGTTTACCATTGTACACCTCTTTCATATAACCTGTTGCTTGTGCCATATCTCTTTTGGCTTTTTTACGAAACTGTTTAAGCTCCATAAGAATGGCTGGTAATAGACTCGGTACATCTTGTGCAAACTTATACGTCTTATTTCCAATGTTAAATGTTTCGTATGTAATCCCAGGGATCTTACCATATCGTCGCTCGTCCATGACGTATGTAGAATAACAGAGGTTGTGGGCCATCATGATAGATGGGTACAGAGCCTCAAAATCTAGGGCTGTGATTGGAGTGTAATACGCACCCTTTTGGGCTTCTAGAACCGTTGCACCTTCGTATTGCTCTTCGGGGAGAGAACCATATTTAATCGTTGGTACCATGTAACCCAATTCACGAGCTTTTTTAGATAACTGACTAAATACCTTGATTTGCTGTCCACGTTCAACCAAAAAAGATACAGGTACCCATGTTGCCTTTGCCATCTCTACGAGGTTTAGTAGGATGCACATCTTTTTCATTAGTTTGTGTGGGAGAAGTGTATCTTTGATACAGTATTCTGCCACTTCGTATAACTTTTTAGGATCACCTTCTACAAAACGAGCAAACATTTCTTTAGGAGCCATATCAATTTTTTGATCACCAAGATACAGTTTAGAAACGTTGTTGAGACTGTACGAATCTAACTTGTATCCCTTTTTAACCTCATGAAACATATCGAATACAAAACGACCAGACATAGGCAAGAGTTTTAGAAAGTTATCACCCAGAGCACTCGAGCTTAATTTTTTCATCACCAAGTGACACTCTGTATCCTTGAGTTTTCCAAGCTGATAAAAATCGATTCCACACCCAACCATAGTAGCACGTTTGTAAATGTACTCTAAATCAAATCCAAAAATATTCCACCCAGTGAGAATGTCAATATCCTTTTCGTTCATGTATTTTTTAAACGCTAAAAGCATTTCTTTTTCAGTATCAAAACTAATAACATCAGGTCCATCAGTCTTTTTGTAGCATAAACATACTTTCTCATATGGTTCATCACTACCAAACTTACATAAGGAGACTGCGATTTGAAAGCAGGCATCATCAGGGACGTTTGGATCTGGAAATTTCCCAGTAGAACTATTACACTCAATATCAAACGAGGCAACGATAAATGGGGCAATATCATCTCGTTCGACTGGTTTAAGTGTTGACCAGTCATTACACCACAAATCAATATCAGTTTTAGCCAAGTGAGAACGAACACATGTATCACCAGTATCCAACCAACCTGTGGATTGGATTCCGGTTCTATGCATGAGTCTCAGGACAGGGTCGATATTTGATTCATAGACATGATATTGTTTGAACTCATTGTTATACATGAAAATTGAATTAACCTTTCGTCTATGTTCAAGTGATTTGAAATTGAGATGCATAAAATGAAACTCTTCATTATTTTGAAATCCCCAGACGTCCTTCTGTTTCGTCAAACTATAACTAGTTACATGGTCTCGTTTTAATCTACATATGTCGTTGTAAAGACGACTGACATCCTGGTCTGTTGTACCCCTTGGGAGCTTCACAAAAAAGTATGGATCGAATGTTGTTGTTACACAGACCGATTTACCATCTTCAGTCTTACCAAAAATACTGATTTGATGTTCACCTTCAACATCCCGTGCCTCCCATGTCAACGCTTGGAATACTACCATATGTATACTATGAGCCAAAATTTTAATATCATTTATTAATAAATGTCTGCTGCTTTGATCGAACTCGTTTCGGTGGGTGCCCAGGATGTTTTCATCACTGGTGATCCCCAGGTCAGCTTTTTCCGTCAAAATTACAAGCGTCATGCCAACTTCGCTATGAAGCCAGAGCGCATGGATTACATTGGTACATTTGGTGCGAACAATGAAATTACTATTCCCATCCGCTCTAAGGGTGACCTCATGAGCTACATCTGGATTGAAGATTCGCTCGTTTCTAACGTACAAGACAACCCAGACGGCCTTTTCTCTTCTACTGCGTCTAACCCTACGGAATTCCAGCTCTGGATAGGTGGTCAGAAGGTTTGCCAGATTGATTCACTCTTTATCCAAGGTGTACACAATCCCCTCATGCGTGACAGTCAAGCCAAGTCTTCAATGTGCGCTTCGACTGCCACCCTGAAGTCNAACCATGGTGGTGATCACTTCATGATCCCTTTCTTCTTTGGTGAAGATTACACTAAGTGCCTTCCTCTCGTTGCCCTACAATATCATGATGTCGAGATTCGCATTAAGTGCAGGGACGGTTACACACCCGTCGGTAGTCCCAAGATTTGGGGTAACTATGTGTATTTAGACACAGATGAGCGTAAGTACTTCACTGATACTCAGCATGAAATTCTGTTCACCCAAACCCAGCACCAACTTGCTGCCAAGGAGGATACTGATATTGATATCAGTTATTTCAACCACCCCGTCAAGTCTCTTCACCTTGTCTCTGGTAACACCACCGCGGGTGCCGATTGGGACACAGCCTTCACTTTCGACAAGGCTACCCTTTACATCAACGGTACAGCTCTATTCGAAGAAACTTCGGCTATGTACCACCACACAGTCGTACCAGAAATGCACAGCACAGATCTCCCCGACGATGTTCTCGAGGATTTACCCACTTACACATGGCCATTCTGTATCAACCTCAGCAAGATGCAGCCCACAGGTACACTAAACTTCTCTCGCATCGATAACGCCAAACTCAGCCTGACCAACCCATCGGGTGGTAACGCTCTTCATCGGGTGTACGCGGTCAACTATAACATCCTTCGTATCAAGGATGGTATGGCCGGTGTTGCGTTCGGTAACTAAACCAAACCTAAGTCGTATGTAAATTTTGAAAAAGTAAGTTCAAAACATCCAACATGGTGAAAACTAAAACTCGTAAAACTCCAACTCTTGATTCTGTTCGCAAGGTGAAATCTGGTGTCACCGAACTTGTATTGCAGAATCAAAAGTTGAAAAAGAAGTGTAGAAAACTGAAAA